CGTAGCGGCGAGTGGATGTGGGGGTAAACAATGGCGACCTTGAAGGCGATTCCCGGCGGGCAGGGCAGCGGCGCAGTCACCTCTGGCGTGGAGCCTTACGGCCTCCTGCCTGAGTTTGAGCGGGCGCTCATCTACTTCTGCTGCTCCAACCGCGATGTCTACTCCCGAGTCGGGGCGCGGCTCGACCCCAAGGCGCTCACCAGCAAGGTCGGTGTCCAGCTACTCAAGGCGGCGCAGGCCATCGCTGGGGAGTTGGGTGAGGGTCCGACCTCGACGCTCTCCGTGGTGCAGCGCCTCCGGTCCTGGCGCGAGGAGGGCAAGACGACCATCGAGCAGGTGCAGGAAGCCGTCGAGTATCTGGACGAGGCCGAGGACGCTGGCCTGCCCAATCCTGCCGAGGTGGTGGCCGAGGTGGCCAACCTCCTCAAGAAGCGCGCCAAGCGAGAGGTGGTCAAGAAGGCCATGGACACCATGGCTAAGGGCGGCGACTTCGCCAAGCTAGGTCAGGAGATCGCTGCCACCGAGCGGATCGGTGAGAGCCGCGTGACCATGGGCGAGACGCTTCACGGCTCCCTGCTGGACGAGATCGTGGCAGCCAACAGCGCGACCAGGTTCCCCACCGGCTGCCTTGAATTGGATGGCGTGATCGGAGGCGGACTGCCTCAGGGCTACACTCTGTTCCTTGGGCGCGAGAAGTCAGGCAAGAGCATGGTGCTGTCGAGCGTTGCGGCCGAGGCTTTGTGGAACGGGCGCAACGTCGCCATCGCCACCCTTGAACTGGACGCGAAGAAGCAGCTGGAGCGCATCATCGCCAACCTGACCGGCTGCCTGTTGGACGAGGTGCAGCGAGGCGATCCGCTGGTGCGCCGTCGCATGGACAAGCTGCTGCCCCGGCTGGGCAAGATCAGCGTGATGCGGTTTGCCCCCGAGACTCCGGTGGGAGAGATCACCCGCTGGGTGGAGCAGCTACAGGAAGAGTGGAAGGCTCCGCTCAATCTGCTGGTCGTGGACTACGTTGACCTCGTCGGTGCGGGCAAGGGCGGCAAGAGCGACGAGGGCGACTACAAGGCTCAGAAGACGGTGGGCAATGCCTTCCGCGACCATGCCCTCAACCACAAGTACCATGTGATCAGCGCATCGCAGGGCAAGCGCGGGACCGGATCGGCTGGCAAGCCTCTGGACATGGACGATGCCGCCGACTCTCAGCACAAGGTCCGCATCGCTGATCTGGTCATCGCCATGCGGATGGAGTTGGACGCCAAGGACTTGGTCGATTGGTTCGTAATCCTGAACCGTGACGGAACCGACCGAGTGGGGACCGGCTCCCTGCCGGCAGCCCGTGCGATGGCCCGGATGTTTCCCGTTGTCCGAGAGGAGCCGTGGTGATGAAGCGTTCAGCCGTCAAACTGTTTTGGAGGGTCGGCGGCATCGAAGGGCAGGGCTATGAGGTTTCCCTGTTTGATCCGTTTGATCCGTACAGCGTACCCTTCTGCATTTTGCCGCAGGATGCAAGGCCGTGGGCGCTGCCGCAGGATCTAACGCCTGTTTCATGGGCCACCAAGGAAGAGGCCCGCGAGGCTGCTGTGGCTGCCCTGCGTGATCTGGCTGATCGGATCGAGAGGGGGGATAAGTGACCCGCAGCAAGTTGACGGTCATCCCTTGCGAGCTTGTGGATGCCAATGCCTTCGTGGCCCAGCATCACAGGCACCACAAGCCGGTGCCAGGTCACAAGTTCTCTCTGGCTGTGTGCGACGAGACTGACACGATCCGAGGCGTTGCTATCGTCGGTCGCCCTGTAGCGCGTCACCTCGACACCGGGTGGACGTTGGAAGTCAACCGCGTGGCCACGGATGGATGTCCTAACGCCTGCTCTGCGCTCTATGGGGCAGCGCGGCGTGCAGCCTTTGCCTTGGGCTACCGCAAGCTCGTCACCTACACGCTGCCGGAAGAGGGCGGCGCTTCTTTGCGGGGGGCGGGCTGGAAGTGCATTGGTGAGGCGGGGGGGTGGCATGGTCATGCAAGAGTCGTCCGCGAGTAGACCGCCACCCACTCCAGACCAAGCTACGCTGGGAGGTTGAGCCGTGAATCGCACTGAGAAGGAGGCCATCGTCCGTGCGGCCATCTCGACGGGAAAGCCCAGGGCCGGCTGGCTCCGCGCCCATTGCCCCTTCTGCCAAGGGCGCGACGACTCTTTCAGCTACAACCCCGAAACCAGCTATTACCACTGCTTTCGCTGTCCGGTGCGCGGCAAGCTGGACGGGGATGCCGAGGAGTTCAAGCCAATCCCCGCCACCCCCGACGAGCAACAGCGCGAGCTGGACAACCTCACCCGCCCGCCGGATGGCTTCTGCCTGCTGGCCGGGGATGACTCCGAGACTCTGGCCCCTGCCCGTGACTACATGCACGGGCGCGGCATCCCCGAGCGAGTCTGGCATGAGGCCCAGGTCGGGGCGTGCATCTACGGAAAGTACGCCGGCAGGATCGTGATTCCTAACCTCCGGTCGGATGGCAGCTGGTACGGCTACACCACCCGAGCCTATGACAAGGGAGTGCCGAAGAAGGCCGCGTATCGCTACCCATCCGGAACCTGGCGCGGGGACGTGCTGCACAACCAGAACGCGCTGTGGGAGGACACGGACGAACACCTCTACATCGTGGAGGGTGCCTTCGACTCCCTGTTCCTTTGGCCGCATGCGGTGGCGGTGCTGGGGATGCCCAGCGAGAAGCAGATCCTGCTGCTCTCCAAGAGCAAGCGCCCGCTGGTCGTGGTGCTGGACGCTGATGCTTGGGAAAAGGGCTATGCCCTCTCCATGAGGCTGCGGCTGGAAGGGTGCAGGGCTGGCTGCGTGAAGCTGCTCGACGGGGCAGATCCCGACGAGGTGGATCGCTCCGACCTGTGGGAGTGGGCGCAGGCGAGCCTTGGCGGCTGATCGAAGAAACTTCAGCGGCTCACCGAAAACCGGAGCGACTGCGCTAGAGGGAAGGCACGGAGGTTGGCATGCGTCAGACAAGGAAGGCTGAGAAGGGCATCAACGCGCTTGCGATCATGCTTGGCGTGGATGCGAGTGCGATCTCGTTTGTTCCCCCGGTTGAAGTTGAGTGGCATTCGCAGTCCACCATCAAGTGGGCGCGACCGAAGGGCATGGCAGCCGACGAATACAGGCGGCAGCTGTTCCTTGAGCGACTGCGCGCCAAGGTTGATGACGTGCCTCGGTTGGTGGCGCACCTGGAGGATCGTCTCAAGCTGCCGGTCGCACAGGTGCTGCTGGCTGCCTGTGAGAGCGCCTACGAGCGCGTCTGCGTTAACCGTGGATTCGGCGAGGGTGGCTACTTGGTCACGCTCAAGGATGTGCCCAGCCTCAAGCCGGAAGAGTTGAAGGCGACTGTCAAAGCCTTGGGCAGCGTGCGGGTGCAGAGCTTTCACGGTAGCAGCGGCAACGTCGCTTCCGGCTGGTGGAGGCATGACGGGAAGGAAGCAACCGTCACTCTGCTTGGAATTCTTGAGCCGACTTCACACACCTACCCCCAAGAGGGCGACGGGATGGGCTGGGAGGACGGGGATGCGCGCAAGGTCCGCGATGCGCTGTACCGTCGCATCGTGTCTGGTCTGCGCCAGCTTGTGATGGGGGTGTCGGCATGACCAACGAACAACTGGCAGAGATCAAGAAGCGGCGTGATTTGTCAGAGCCTGGCCCATGGGTGACTGGCGGCAACGCCCTCAACAGAAAGCACATTCTTGTCGCAGGCACCCACGATACGGTGGCGGTTGTCTACCTCGACGCCATCGAAAAGGTGTTTGCCTATCCGCATGAGGCGCTTGCCAGCACCGCCGAGTTCATCGCCCACGCACCTCAGGACATCGACGCGCTGCTGGCTGAGGTGGAGCGGCTGCGTCGGCATCTGGGAGAGATCCCTTGAGCCGAGACATCATCATCTGGACCCCCGGCAACAGCCGCATCTGGTGGGCCTGTCCCAGTTGCAAGGTGGAGGCGGGTGTCACCCTGCCGGTCAGCCTGTCCGAGATGACCAAGCGGATCGACAAGTTCACGCAAGACCACAAAGAGTGCGCCTCCAAGGCGCAGGAGGGTACGGCATGGCGCGGCTGAAGATCACCATCGAAGGGGAGATGTCTCCCGAAGAGGTCAAGCGGTACATCATGACTGCATGGGCTGGACTGCCACATGATGTCGCGGTGTCCGAGGTGGATCTGCGCGAGCCTGCTGGCACCGTAGAGGTGCCACCTCCCGCTGCCCCTGTGCCTGCTCCGGAGCAGGTGGTGGAGGCTGCCGCTCCTGCTGCTGTGGTCGAGGCTCCCGCCCCCACATCCAGCGGATCGCTGGTGGAGACTCTGGCAGCGCACAAGAAGCTCTCGCAGGTTCTCGCCTCCATCGTGGAGAGCGGGCTGGCTACTGACCTCCCGTCGGTTGTGGCGCTGTGCCGCAACCTTCAGTCCGAGGTTCCCATCCTTGAGCGCCTTGGTGCGGGTCTTGAGGATCGTGTCACTCGCACCTGGGCAGGTATGCAATGAGCGAAGAGAACACCGTCCCGACCACCACCGCGAAGGCCACTCCTCCCCCGAGTCACGGGGAGATGTTCTTCCGGTACATCGCCGCCATGGCCCAGACGGCTGGCATCCAGGCATTCACCCTTGCCATCGCCGTTCCCAAGGAGGACGGGACCAGCGCGGTCATGGCTGTGGCTGCCGGGGCCAACGGCACCAGCCGCGAGTGGCAGCTGGAGACGGCCAAGCTGCTGGGTGAGCAGGCCACGGCTGCCACCAAGGCCATCATCGCTCCCGAGGCCGACAAGCCTGAGGTCGTCTAAATGACCCGCAGCCTGCCCATCTATAAGCCCGCCCTCACCGTCCTCGACGGCGTGGAGGGGCTGCTCCCCGATAAGGACTGCTCTCGCTGCGGCCATTCCGCTGGCCCCGGTAAGGCATGTCTCCCTTGGGAGGGCGAGGTGGGCGGGCTGCTGGTCGTGGACTCCTACCCTTCCCGCCCTGAGGCTGCCAGCCGCAGGCACCTCATGGGAACTCTGGGATCCAAGCTGCGGCAGATGGCGCAGAGCGCGGGCATGCCCATCGCCTTCACGGCTGCGCTGCGCTGTCCTCCGAAGACCGCCGTGATCGGTGAGGGTGCGGCAGCCCTTGTTCCCGGCATCGACCAGTGCCGTCCGTACCTTGTCCGTACGCTGGAGGAGGTGAAGCCCCAGAAGATCATCGCGCTGGGCGCTCCCGCCATCTACGCTCTGACCGGGGCGAGCGTGATCCCCTCAACCACCCGCAAGGGGTTTGCGTGGTTGCACCTGGTTCACGGTTGGACTCCGGTGTTCTACGGCATCAGCCCTGCCCTCGCCTCGCGTAACAAGTTCCTCACCGCTTGGCTGGAGGAGGACTTCTCGGCCGCCTGCATCAACGCGGCACCCACCGAGCCGCCGGTTCCCGGTGAGACATGGGCGCATCTGGTCAGCACTCCTGAGGATGCAGCCATCGCCCTCAAGGCTGTGGCCTGCTCCCGCTGGACGGCCGTGGACTGCGAGTGGGCTGGCCGTCCCTATGATCGGGACTTCAAGCTCCTGTCGCTGGCCATGACACCAGCCCCGCACATCTATCGCGACGGCATGCCGCCTAACCTCACAGACGATGCCGCGAACGAGGCTTGGGTCTGGACTAACGAGGGGCTACGCAACCCCCAGGTCCGCTCCCTGCTTGCTGGCTGGCTGCGCGATCCCAAGCACAAGAAGGTGGGCAGCTACTTCAAGGCCGACACCGTGGCGCTGCACTCAGCCCTTGGCATCTGGACCCGTGGTGTCACCTTTGACACCAGGCTCCTGCGCCGGCTCATGGACGCCGAGGCATCCGGCAAGCTGGCCGACATGGCGCACCTCGTCGGGCGTGGAGGCCACAAGGACGAACTCAAGGACGCCATGAAGGAGGCCGTCACCGCCTACAGGAGGGCAGCCTCCAAGGGCAGCGGCGGCCTGTTCAAGATCCCCCTTCCCGGTCTGGCCGAGCAGTCCCACGCCGACAAGATCATGGCCGGTGCCGAGGTGGAGACATACGGCTTTGCCTTTGTCGATCCCGACCTCCTCTACCGCTACAACGCAGCCGACACGGTTGTGACCTCGCTAGTGGGCGGGCTTCTGGAGTACTGGCTGGCCCAAGAGCCGGAAGGCATGCAGCGGGTGGCCCGAGAGATCGTGACCCCTGCCGGTGATGCCTATGCCCGCATCGAGAGTTGGGGGCTGCGGGTGGATCGGGACGCGCTCCAAAACGTCGGCACTTATCTGGATATGCAGACGGAAAGTCTGGTGGAGCGGCTGCGCCCTTATGGGTACGACCCATCAAGCCCTGACACCAGCGAGTTCAACCCTGGCTCCCCTCAGAAGATCGGCAAGCTGCTCTTCGACACCCTCAAGCTCAAGAGCGACCGGCTGACTGACAAGGGCGCGCAGGCCACCGATGCGGAGGCGCTGGAGGCGCTGGCTGACCAGCACCCGGTGGTCAGGGACATCCTCACATGGCGCAGCCTGACCAAGATGCGCGGCAGCTATGTGGACAATATGCTTGGCTACATCCGCGACGATGGGCGTGTCCATCCCTCGATTCATCCTGACGGTGCGCGTACTGGACGCACCTCGTCTAGTCATCCGAACCTCCAGGTCATGCCTTCGGTGGAGTCCAGCGACCCGATGCAGGCTGAGATGGCGCGGATGTACCGCTCATGCTTTGCCCCACCCGAGGGCTATTCGCTGATGGAGGTGGACTACAGCCAGCTTGAGCTGCGCGTGGCTGCTGATCTGTCCGGTGATCCAGACATGCTCGCCATCTTCAAGGACGGTAAGGACTTCCACATGCAGACGGCGCTGCTGCTGTCTAAGGCCATGTGGAACATCCCGCCGGAAGAGGTCACGGACACGCACCGCCGAGAGGTGAAACCCTATGTTTTCGGCCTGCTCTACGACGATTCTCCCTATGGGCTGGCGATGCGGGTGGGCGTCGAGGTCGAGAAGGCCGAGCGCATCAAGGATGCAGTCTTCGGGTGCTTCCCTTTGCTGGGCAAGTGGATCAGAGAGCGAGTGACTGAGACTGCGAAGACCGGGGCCGCATGGACGTGGTGGAATGGCAAGCCTGCCCGTCGTCGGCCTCTGGTCGAGGTAGTCAACCCTGACTCGCCTGCCGGCAAGACTCAGCGGCGCTCTTCATGGAACACACCGATCCAAGGGACCGGCAACGAGTTTCTGGTCGCCTCTGCGATTCAGGTGGTTGACTGGCTGGTGAGCGACGGCATCCCGGCCAAGCTGCTGGTGACGATCCACGACTCGATGCTGTTGGAGGTCCGCGACGACTGCATGTCCGAGGTGTGCGGTAGGGTGCTGGAGATCATGGGAAGCCACCAGACCAAGAACGGCGTGCCGCTGGTCGCTGACGCCAAGGCTGGAAAGACCTGGGCCTCGATGGTCAAGTGGAAGAAGGGCGCCGCCTGTCCGGTTGAGGGCTGCACCTAAAAGTCTGACCGCCGCGCTAGAAGGTAGATGCAGCCCGATGGCTGCTTGGAGTGAGCATGACTGACACGCTGAAACAACTGCTCAAGTCGCTGGCGATCACCAACCAGACCATGCAGGCCGAGGTTGGGACCACCGACAAGGCTCGATGGGCGCAGCTGACCGAGAAGCAGGCAAACATCTTCACTAGCCTCATCATCTACGCCAACCTGCATCACAGCACCAAGAGCGCCTAGCGCACAGAAAGGAACCGCACATGAGCATCGAGTTTGACGAGAACTTCGCACGGGAATGCGTGAAGCTGGACAACACCAACCTCCAAGGTGAGTTCATCAGGTACACGGGTGACCTCTCCTTCTGGGGCACCAAGCTGGCCTTCGCCAAGCAGACGGAGGCGCTGGCCAAGCTGGCCAAGGAGGTCATGGCTGCCGACCTCGACACGCTGGCCCGCGAGGCTCTGGCTGGTGACAAGAAGCCCACCGAGGCGACGGTGTCCGCTTGGATCACTCGGCACCCCTCCATGCAGGATGCCGAGAAGGCGATGATCGCTGCGACGTTTGAGGTCGACCGGGTGCGGGCTGTGTGGGAGGCTCTGCGCGCCAAGCGGGACATGCTGGTGGGCCTTGGGGCGCAGCAGCGGGCCGAGATGCAGCAGGAGCCGGTCGTGAAGGACAACTACGAGTTCTAGGGGGCTGGCATGAGCATCGTTCTGAACGGACTTGAGTGGGATACGTTGCATCTGTGTTTGCCACTAGATGAAACCAAGGAGGCAGTTGCAGAAGCTGGTTGGCGTCTTCCGACTCTTGCTGAGCTGCACGCTGCTTATGGGATCATCGACGCCGATAACATCGACAGCAACAAGACGCTGGAGTGGCAGAATGTTTTGAAGGTTCTCAACACATGGCGCACTTGGGCTGCCGATGAGTGCGTCGGTGTTTGGAATGTTGATCCCAAGGATCTCACCTCTCAGTTCAACGGCCAGCCTCTCGGCTTCCAGTTCATCGCCTTGCAGGGCACGACCTGGCCAACTCCAGCGCATCTGCGCCTGACTTCGTTCATGGTTCGCGAGGCATAGCAAGACCCCCTTCGCATTCCGCGCAGGGACAACAGAGGGCAGGGCCAAAGGCCGCGCCGAGGAGTGACCGATGAGCAATCTGGCAAAATGGGGAGAGTGGGGCGATGACGCTGCCGCGCAGGACGCAGCCGCCACCAAGGCAGGACAGAAGAGCTACATGAAGCTGGCCGAGGGCGACAACATCGTCCGCTTCCTCCCGCCCCGTCTGGGCAAGCCCAGCCCGCTGGCCACCACCTACAGCCACTACCTGGAGCTGCCGGATGGTCGGAAGGTCAGCTTCAACTGCCCGCGCCTCATGGCCCACCGCGCCTGCATCGTCTGCGCGAAGGGCGAGCAGCTGCGGAACAGCCGCTCCATGACTGATCAGAAGGC